ATTGAAAACATCAGACAAAATAAAAAACAGACTAGAACAAGCAGGTGCCCGCTATTGGGCAGGAGATAATATCTCACAGTATATTGAGGACGGTGATAGAGAAGAACTGATAGAAGAACTTACAGAAAAGTTTGAATCAGTTCTTGATTCTCTCGTAATTGATAGAGCTAACGATCCTAACTCACAGGATACCGGTAGACGCCTTGCTAAAATGTATGTCAATGAATTGATGAGCGGGCGTTATTATCCTATGCCTAACGCAACTGCTTTTCCTAATGATCCCAAAGACGGCTATGAAGGAATGCTTGTGGTTCGGTCAGAGCTGCGTTCTATGTGTTCACATCATCACCAGCCTGTTACAGGCGTAGCATATATTGGAATAATTGCAGCAGAAAAATTGATTGGTCTTTCTAAATACACCAGAATTGCTCAGTGGTGTGCTCGACGCGGAACCCTACAGGAAGAGCTTGCAAATGACATTGCACGAGAAATTATGAGTGTAACAGGTTCTCAGAACGTAGGAGTATATGTGCAAGCAGAACATGGTTGTTGCACTAATAGAGGTATAATGGCACATTCCAGTCTAACACAAACTACAGTGCTAGAAGGTGCTTTTATGACAGACGCATCAGTGAAGGAAGAATTCTTTCACAATATCAAACTACAGCAGGAGTTTGCACCACGATGAAACAATTAAGATATTCAGAAGCATTCTACTCCATTCAAGGCGAAGGCAGATTCGTTGGTGTCCCGTCTCTATTCCTTAGAACCTTCGGCTGTAATTTTCGTTGCCAGGGTTTTGGTATGGATCGTGATTATGAAAAGCAAAAGCACAATCCGGAGGTTAAAGAACTGTTAGACGACGGTGTGTTAGAAAAAACAAAAACCTTCAAGGATTTGCCTATTGTTCACACCGGCTGTGATACCTACGCTTCAATTTATCCAGAGTTTAAGAAATTCATGCAGAACAAAACTGTGGACGAAACTGTGGAACATCTGCTGTCACTTATCCCGGAAGGACGTTGGACGCAGGCAAACGGACAAGATATTCATTTAATATTAACAGGCGGTGAGCCTATGCTCTGGCAGAAGTTCTGGCCAGAACTGTTTGCTCATCCAGATATGCAGGACCTAAAACATGTCACTATTGAAACAAATACAACACAGAAATTACAGCCAGATTTTGAACATTGGCTCCGAACTCAAGACAGAATACATGTTACCTTTTCGTGTTCCCCAAAACTCACAGTTTCGGGAGAATCTTGGGATGATGCTATTAGGGGTGAAATTGCTCGGCAATATCATGATATTCCTCACAGTGACCAGTATTTTAAGTTTGTGGTTGCTGACGAAAGAGATGTTGACGAAGTCACTCGAGCGACTGAAATATTTCAAGAAGCGGGTGTACAGTGTCCAGTCTACATCATGCCACTCGGCGGACGATCTGAGGAGTATGAGTTTAACACAGAACGAGTTGCAAAACTCGCAATGTCAAGAGGCTGGAGGTACTCGCCGAGACTTCATATCGACCTCTTCGGCAATGCCTGGGGAACATGATGATCCCACAGAAAGGCTTAGAAAATCAGGATTTTAAAGGTGAATACAATGTTTAATTTTTGGAAAAAACTGAAATCAAATAAAGAAGAAGTTCCTGCAGAAGAAAAAACTGCAGAAGATGTTCGAAGAGAAACTCTTGAGCAGGAAAAAGCCGAAGCAACCCGCAAAGGAGAACCCTGGGTAGCTGTGCTTGATACTCAGGTCAATCCGGATAATATTCGAAATGGTTTTTTTGAGCTGGATTGGAATAACGAATTCATTGAAAGATTGTTAGATGCTGGGTATACAGGAGAAACAAATGAACAGATTGTAGACGCTTGGTTTAGAACTATAGTGACTCAAATGCTGGCAGAGGAAGGTGTTGGTACAGAAAGAGGCATGGGATATATAAATGTTACTCCGATCGACAAAGGACGCTCGGAAGTTTCTTGATGCATCTGTATCTTATTGATAATGAAGTATTGCTTTTGAAGCCTAAACATGCTATGCTGTATGAACTTGAAGGCCGAGATGTCTTTAATCTAACAGAAAGTTTAGGAATGGATCCTGTATGAGCACATATATATTAATTGACTTAGCAAATGTTTTTTTTCGCAGTCGCCATGTTGTTCGAGGCGACATTGACACAAAAGTAGGTATGGCTATTCATATTACTCTTTCATCTTTGAAAAAAGCATGGGACGACTTTGACGGGGATCATACTGTTGTATGTCTCGAAGGAAGGTCGTGGCGGAAAGATTTCTACGAACCATACAAACGCAATAGAAAAGAAGCACGAGCAGCAATGACTGCAAAGGAAGAAGAAGAGGATCGGGTCTTTTGGGAAATCTTTGACGAACTAAAAGTTTTTCTCGCCGAAAAGACAAATGTTTCTGTTCTACAACACAAGAATCTAGAAGCCGACGATTTAATTGCTGGTTGGGTACAAAATCATCCCAACGACGAGCATGTAATTATATCTACAGACGGCGATTTTGCTCAGTTAATTGCTCCTAATGTAAGACAGTATAACGGGGTTATGGGTACTACCATTACTCACGAAGGATATTTTGACGACAAGGGCAACTCAGTAATAGACAAGAAAACAGGAGAGCCCAAGCCTGCTCCAAACCCTGAATGGATGCTGTTTGAGAAGTGCATGCGAGGCGATACTTCTGACAATGTGTTTAGTGCTTATCCTGGTGTAAGAAAGAAAGGCACCAAGAACAAAGTTGGTTTGTTCGAAGCGTTTGATGATAAACACACAAAAGGCTTTAACTGGAACAATCTTATGTTGCAGAGATGGGTAGACCACAACGGCAACGAACATCGTGTAATTGACGACTACAACAGAAATGTGATTCTTTGTGATCTAACAGCACAGCCTGCAGAAATTAGAGAAATTATCAACAACGAAACGCAAAATGTACAGTCTAAAAATATATCACAAGTAGGTTTAAGACTAATGAAATTTTGTGCAAAATGGGACATGCAGAGAATTGCCGATCAAGCAGCGTCGTATGCTAAACCACTATCAGCGAGGTATTCGAATGACTAATGCAAAACCAATTCTAGACGGAAAATTCTGGATACTGGAAGACAAAGGTGTTCGAATAGGAACACTTACCCTAGACGAAGATCAGTACATGTTCAGCAGCAAAGACGAGACTAAGTTTTTTGATTCTGAAAAAAGTTTAAAAAAAACTCTGGGTGACATCACCTGGAACAAAAAAAACAAGATTTTTGACGATATTACATACGAAGTTCATGGATATGCAACTTCCTACAAGCCATACAACCCTATGTTCGATGTTAAGCATAAAATTCCTCTGTTTACAAAGTCACCTAAAAGCAAAAGTATATACTGTGCAGGGTACTACGTAATACGATTTGACAAAGGCTGGGTAAAGAGTTTTTGTCCAAAACTTGTAACACTTGAACAGAATCAATATCGTGGCCCGTATAAGACAGAACTAGAAGCAAAACAGGAATTACACCATGTCAAATCAAAGTGAACCACTTAATACTGCTCCTATACAACAGTTTATTCAACAGGTTAGGGCAGCCGAAGCAGGCAATACAAAAGATATTAAACTGAACATGCAACAGGCAAAGCGTCTTGCATTCTGTCTCGGTGAAACTATGGCAAGACTAGAAGGTGATCTAGAAAAAATTCTAGCAGCGAATACAGACTCCGACAACTCTGTAATTGAAATTAGCATGGATGGAGGGAATAACTGGTAGAGATAAATAAATGCGTAGTTAACTTAAAAGGAATTACGCATGAGCAGACCCAAGCCGAATGTTCTACGAGAATATATCGATAGAAAAACCTATAAAACAGAGCAGATATTAGAAGCCGAAGCAATTTGGGCTGTTTTTTATCAAGGCAAACCCTTTAATCTAAAATCTGCAAACATGCTTACAAACTATCCTGGTCCTAAATACCCCAAAGTAAGCTTTTCCAATCCCGGCCATGCGATTAACCTTGCCAAAAAATTAAACAGTCTCTTTAATACAGACGAGTTTGAAGTAGTAAAGCTTACACAAGGGGAAATCGTTCCCCTAGATAAAGAATGAGCTTAAACGATACATATACAAGAATCTTTTTGAGAAAGCTGGATCAACCGGACAATGATCTCAATGTCAAAAGCTACAAAACTGCCTGGTGGCAAAACCCTAGATCCAAAACCAAGGGCGGTTTAAGGCTGACGCCAGAAGGCTATAGAATGATGACAGAAGAGCTAGACATATCTTTCTATGAAGTTCCATATGCACCAGACATGCAATTTACTACACAGATAATTATATGGCTTGACAATTTTATAGATTGTCCATATTATCTGGACAAGAAAAGCATGTTTGTGTCAGACGATAAAAAGGCACTGGAACTACATATGTTTTCGGGCGACATCAAAAAATACGGTATTTCCAAAGCTTTGGCAAGACAGGAAGCCAAAAAGAGTTGACACTTGCCTTAATTAATGTATAATAACACTTGTACTTAAACACAACCGCAATCAGAGGTACTTATGGATACTGCAACTCGTCAGCTTACGCCTAATTCTGCAAAGGCATCTATCAATCACGCTATTCGCAAGAAGCGTCCAATTTTCCTTTGGGGGGCGCCTGGAATTGGCAAGAGTGACATTATTCACCAGATCGGTAAGCAGATGAACGCCAAGGTAATTGATGTTCGTCTTTCGCTTTGGGAACCAACTGATATTAAGGGCATTCCTTACTTTGATTCCAACATTGGCAAAATGGTTTGGGCTCCTCCGCTTGAGCTACCAGACGAAGAGCTTGCAGCAAAACACGAGAATATTGTTCTGTTCCTTGATGAGATGAACTCTGCTGCTCCGGCTGTGCAGGCTGCTGCCTATCAGCTTATTCTCAATCGCAAGGTAGGTACTTAC